TCTTTCATTATGCTACCAGCCTCATCGTTGTCTGCAATTAGTACAACATTTGTGAAGTACTTTTCTAATAATCTAGTTTGTGAATTAGATACATTAGCCCCAAGAGTTGCAACTGCTGGGAATCCTATTTGGTCTAGCCGAATTGCATCAAAAGATGATTCAACTACGTATACTGTGCCAGATGATTTAACTCTGTGCAAATTAAATAATATCTTACCCTTTGGTAATCCTGGAGTATTCTTAAAATCTTTTCCTTCAATGGTTCTTGCAACAAAGCCAAGACACATTCCGTCTGGGGAATGCATTGGAACTGTTACTGAATCTTGTTTTTCTGAATATCCTAATGAAAATTTTGACCAAGATGCTGGTTCAATTTTTCTATACTTAAGATAATTCTTTGCCTTATCTGATACTGTAAGTTGGTTGTATAAACGCTTTAATATTAATTCATCATATTGAACAAACTCTGGTGGCGCAACTAAGGTCTTGTTAACAAGTTTTTCAATATCGTTTTCTGTTTCTTTGCTTTTAATATATCTAACTGCTTCAAAATATGTTCGTCCAGACATATGCATAATAAATTCTTCTAGGTTCTTTGTTGTTTGGCATCCAAAACAAAAGAACAGTCCGCTATCCTTAGCAACTTCTCCAGCAGGAGTTCTGTTGTTATTATGATATGGGCAAAAGATTATATAGTCATTACCAAACTCTGCCTCAATATCCACTCCTGCACCTACAAGAACACGTTTAATCTGTTCTTGTGTATAAACATTACTTGTCTTCATAGTCTTTATACCTGTAGTATCCTTTGTCAAAATCTACCTGAACTAAGAAATCACCCATGTATCCATTACGGTTTTTGCGGAATACACATTCAATAATATCACTATTGGTTGCACGACCTAGTGCCATAACCCAGTCAGCATCGTAAGCAATCTGTCTTGACCAAGCAGTTTGTCCAAGTGTTGGAGGACTTGATAGATCTTTTACATCATCGGGGGTAGCAGAGGATATAGCGATGATAGGTACTTCTTCGCTAATGGACATTAGTTTAAGTTCTCTTGAAAGGTTCTTCATTCGTACCGTTTCAGAATCAGCCTTTTGGTTTGGAGACATGAGTTGTAAATAGTCAACAACGACAAAGTCTGGACGGTACTGATCAATCTTTCCACGAATAACAGAAGGTGTTACTTCTCCACCGCTATCATTAGAAATAATATGAAACTCTGGACGACCTTCAACTTTGTTATGATGCCATTTCTTTAGCATGTCAATTTCTACTTCGCCATTAGATAATTTTCTATGTGACCAAAGACCTTCACCCATAATAGCAAGAACACGATTACGAACCTCTGTCTCACTCATTTCAAGTGAAATAATCATTGGTGACTTTCCTTGCTTCCATGCCTGCACTGCAAAGTAAAGAGCAAGCCAAGACTTTCCAATTCCTGGATATGCAAGGAATACACCCAACTGCCCTGGCATAATTCCAGAAGGCAAGTAATTGTCAAACCCTGGAAGACCAGTCTTAATTCCAACATGCCCAAGTTCTTTTTGCTTCTGTACATTTTCAAAATATAGAACAGCAGAGTCAAGATCTGTTGCATCAATGTCACGGATAGCAGAGGTATTCTTTTTTAATTCAGATGTCTTTGTTATTAGGTGTTCAAGTGCTTCTCCACCGTTACCGCTTTGAACTTCTCCTGCAGCATTACGCAAAATATCTTTTAGGCTATCGTTAAGATATTCTACCTGTAACTCTGCTAGATGATGCTTAGTTGCTCCAACTCCAGCAACTGGTTCAAAATCTCTAAACTTCTCTCTTACTAAATCTGCTGGTGGAATGCACTGGTTGTTTTCTGAATAAAGACGAATAAAGTTCCAGACATCGTTATGGGTTCTTAAAAGGTTTTCAACATTTGCCTGCAGCAGGACGTGAATCTGCTTGTCTTGTAATAATGCAGAAATAACTTTTGCCTCTGTATTATTCACTCAACCACTCCTTTGCTAATTTTCTACGTACCATTCGATCTTTAATGTCTTGTTCTGTTTCTGCTTTACCGTTTAATATTTTTTCTGCATTATATGAAAAATAATTCCAAGAAGGTTCTTGTGCAATAGAAAAGTAATACTCTAACAAGTCATAGCACTGAGCAATACCGTATGACTCTACAAGGCCGTCAGCAGCCCACTGCTCAACGTTTAGGTTCATGTTAGACTTCTGGCCGTACTTCTGTAGGTAAAACTTATTAAACCTACTAAGCAAAGCCATTCGGTCTTTGCGGTCAGCCATTGCTATTCGTTTATTTCAGACTTTGCTTCTTGAATCTTATCAGTTAGTTTGTCTTCAACAAACTTGTAAATACGCTCAAAGGCTTCATCAACATTCTCGCCCTCACGCTTTGAATCAACAATACCAAGGTCAAGTCTTAATGACTGGAAGTTGCCAAGATTTAAAGTATAGCCTAGTGTTACATTGATTTTTGTATTTTCGTTTTCCATTTTACCCCACCTAATTTGTTTGTTTTTACAATTGTAGCACACTCTAGCCGATTAGATATTTTCTGACCAAACTGGAATATACCTTCCATCTTCTGTCTTTGTATATGTAAGTATACCTTCTCCCATTCGCCTTGTCAACTCTTGACTTGTAGGAGTCATGTTGTTTGTTATTAATTTATCTTTTCTTGGTTGTCCAATATGTATTGTTGCCAGGATAGAACAAATCTCTCTAACATGGTCTTCTGAATAATAAGATCTAATTTGCCAACCAGTCTTACCATCAATGCTTGATCCAACTGGCGCAGGAATGACTCCTCGTTTTATTAATCTTGGCATATATTTTCTATGACGATTAACTAACTTAGCAGTCTCTGCAACAGTGTAAGCCTTTTTCCTATTTCTTCTAAAGTCAGAACGCAGGCATGTCTCTAGTCTATCTTTGTTAATATTATAAACAGTTACCATTCCTGTTGATCTAGAACTGTGATGAAGTCTTACTAAGTCTCCGTTAAGAAACCATATTTTTTTACCGCCAGGAATTATAGGTTCGCTATTATATGCTTCGCTCTGAATTTTTCCTTTTGCAGTAACCATTTTCCCTCCGCAGACTCGCTAGGTGGATGATAAAATTTTCTATTTCCACACTTAACACAATATGTTTCTAGATGGTCTATGTTTGAGTGTATTCTATCAACAAACATCTTTCCTTCACATCTTTCACACGCCATATTAATTTGGAACACCAATAGCAATAAGATTTACGCCAATGGTTGCAGTTCCAGAAACACCGTACCTTACTGTAAATCCAGCCTGTGTAGTTGTTACGGATGTTAAAACTACTGTAGTATTAGATCCAGCCGTTGTTCCACTAGTGTTTACAACTGACAAAGTTATAATTGGTGGATACTTAAAGTTAGAATAATCAATAGAGTAAGACTTTTCTTGTCCAGCAGTTACGGTTTCGTTATTTGCAATTGCTTTAAATCTTCCAATAAACTTTGTGTTAGAGGTTTTTAAACTTTGTTTTTCTGATCCAACTACATCAATGTCAGTATAGTTGTAGGTTGCATCGGAAACCTGTGCCGACAAAGTATTCAAAGTATCGACTACCTGATAGATGTATGTTACATCAAGCGGCTGTCCTCTTTCGGGTAATGCTATTCTTGCCATGTATTCCTCCTATTTAATTATACCAAAGACACTGAGCCAGAGTCAAAGATATTTAGTGCTGCCTTAATTTCTTTTTTTGATGAAACAATTTGAACTTTTACTCTGACTGTAGTAGTCCCAGTTTTTAAAAATGAGTACGAGTGTACTTTTGATGTCCCGTGATAAAAAAAGTCGCTTGAGTCAAACTTAACAAAAACATCGTATTCTGGGTGATTGTTTGCATCACCCCATACTGCCGTAACAATATTACCTGCCTTAGAGACTGCTCCACTAACTGACTCTATCAACTCTCCAGAAATATTATAAACTGGGGACCAATGAGAAGTTCTGTTTCTATCGTCAGAAACAATTCTATATCTTAAATTATACTTTAAAGTATCGTGATCAATTGGAGGAAGAGATGATTTTAAAATACGTAATTTTTTTATGTTTGCATCAACCATTACGTCACCCCAATAGAAAATCTAAATTCAACGTAGTTGTTTGTATTAGGAGATTTAATAATTGTTGTAGCATCATCATTCTTAATGACAGAGTATCCTGTTAAACCATATAATGGATTAACCGTTGCTACGTTTTCAAGTCTCATTGCGTCTAGTGCAATATAATAATCTGAAGTTGGATGCAAGCCTCCGCTTAAACTATCAAAAATAGAAACATAAATCTTTACTACATTAACTGCATCCCAGGTAAAGTTTTGACTCTTGTATAATTCCTGCAATTGTTTTGAAACAACAAAGTATCTGTTTGTTGCAAAGTCATATCCATCAACACCGTCTTCAATATTAACTTCAAACCTAGCATAAATGCTTGGATTTGTTTGGTCAGTTCCTGCAAAGTCAACAAGAATTCTTATTGTATCTGGAATTGCGGCGGATCCTCCATCTCTGTTTACCAAAGAAAATGCAAGTTTTAATTCATCAATTGGAGAGTTTCTTGAAAAATCAACGTTTGGAGATGTAAGGTGTATATGATTTCCAGAATCAATAACAATATTGTCAACTCCACCAGAACCGCCACCACCCAAACTTAGGTCTGAGTCATCTCCCTGCATCAATATTGTATTATTTAAAAACCTTGCTCGCTCATATCTTGCAACACGATCTGTATTATAAAAAATAGAATTATCTGCATTGGTCTGAAACACACCATTTGCTGTTCCTGTTGCATTTATAATATCGTCATCATTTGGATCTAGTGGTACAGAAACTATAGGAATCGCTATTGCAGCAGAGGCTGTATGGTATTCCCAGTTTTCTCCCTGGGTAAATGCAAACACTGTCTTACTATCCTGTGCTCCAGCAGATGGATTAGATCCAGCAGAGTATAGGCCTACCTCTGTTATTTCGTATCTTTCTTCTGTAGGTAGTTCTGCGGTAAGAACAATCTTATCAATACCGTTTTCATTTACAAAACCTCTAGATGATATGGGAACTCTAAACATCTCAAAATCAAGGCTTTCTTTTGTTGCAAAGTTATCAGCAACGTCTTCTGTTTGAAGCGGGATAGGACCACAACCCACGGCTAGGTATGAGGCATAGGCTGGTGCCTGACCAAGCATATATTTTCCAATAATGCTTTTACCTTTATTAGTTATCATGACGTAGTTGCTCCAAAGTCTGCTTCATATATTGTACCATTTAACGACACTTCAACCTCAAAAAGTTCATCCTTGTTTAAACTAACTCCCTCAATAATTAGGTCTCCAGTTGCATCGTCAAAATAAACATTTGAACCGTTGGGTCCATTGCCCTCAATAGGTACCTTCTCTTCAAACTTTATGGGAAAATTAGCAAA